ACTCGGTCGCAGTCGTCGATCGAAAATGCCTGGTTCGTTGCGGCGACATCCTGGATGATCGTGACGCTTCCGACCGAAAGGCCATTGACGCCCCTGATCGCCATGTCCGACGATGCGGTCTTGACGCCAGCACCCTTTACGAGAACGACGTTCCCAACCTTGACCCGGTTGATCTGTCGAACCCCGCCAACGGTGTAGGCACCGAAGACGTTGAAGCCGCACGTGCCTGATGTTTCGACGAGGATCTCGCCGACGGTGACGTCGCTGACCGTCTGTCCGGAGTTCGGTTCGATGTCGAACCCGCCCGGCATGGCAATAACGCCATCCTTGCATCCGGTGAGCTTGTTGCGAATCGTTCCGATGTTGATGACCGAACAGTCGATGAGCGAAACCGCGTTTCGTCCGGAAGACTGACCGGAGACACTCGAAACGTGTTCGATGTTGACGCGAGTGCTGTCGCCAACAACATAAACCGTATCGCCCGAGGGATCCTTGGAGTCAATCAGTGCGATGTTGACGTCGGTGCAACCTTCGATGCGGACATCGTGCTTGGCCTCGTCGACGGCATAGACGACCGTGTCAGACTGGGCCTTCTGGTTGTTCATGACGTTGCCGTTTGTACGAATCGTCCCAGCGCTGAGGCCAGTGACATTGTAGAAAAACAGAAGGCTGGCGGCAGCTGATGCGTTCTTGCGCTTCAGACGTCCGTCCATGTGGATTCGGAAATCCGCCGTGTCCTGAACCATGACCGGAGCTTCGACGAGGTATGTCCCCGGGGGGAAATATAGCGTCTTGCCCATCGACTTCGCCGCCGCGATCGCGTCAGCCACAGCTTCGGTGTCGTCTGCCGTGCCATCACCGACAGCGCCATAGTCCTTGACGTTGGCAATGCCGTCATTCGTCTTGACGTTGCCGATGTTGATCTGGGTCGAATCACCCGTCTGAAGGGTGACGTTCCCAAGCGAGTCGATGCTGCCACCGACCACGGATGTCGCTACGATTTCCGCAGCTCTTTCTGCAGTGATTCCAGTGACGGTAGCCATGGATTCTCCTTTTTATAGGGAGGTGAGTGTGTACTTGTCGTCGTCGAGCATGTCGGCCGAAGAAGAAGCGATTTGGAACGTATCTTCGGTGAGAACCTTGACGGTTTGAGCGTTGCCTGTCGCCGTCCAGGTGCCATCGCCGTTGTCGATAACCTCCAGCGGACCGAAGTTCTGGAACAGGTCGATCATCTCCTCCGGGGAGGGGAGGCGCGGCGCGCCAGCATCACTCCCGTAGAGAATATCCTCTAGAAGACCGATCACGTATGCGTCGGACTGTGACGTATCCACGACGAGATGACCCGTCGGGGCCGACAATCCGGGGACCAGTCGAGGTTTCGTCGAAATGCTCCAGCTCAGATCGGTGGGCGACGTGCTGTTGCTGGCGGTGACGTACTGCTTCTGGGCGGGCGACGCAAGGGCGTCATAGACCAGGTGGATTTTGTAGGCGTAGTCTTCGCCCTCGACGTCGTTTCCAATCCTCGTTCGATACGAGAGTCCGAAAGGCTTTCGAGGCTGCTGGGTTGCGAAGAGGCCATTTCCGATCGAAGCGACTCCGTCGCATGCGTCAAACTCCTTTGGGCTGTAGAAGGCGTTGAGCGTAGCGACGAAGTTCTCTCGAGAGGCGACTTGCAGGTACTTGACACCGTCGAAGTAGTACTCTCGAATTTCGCCGCCTGAAGGAGCCTCATCTACGGACGTGAGGCCGTTCCAAACGACTCCAGCTCCGTCGACGTACAGAACGCCACGGTCGATTCCAGTTTGATAAAACTGACTGCCAGTAGCGTTCCATGCCAGTCTTGTCATTGAGTTTCTCCTTTCAGCCAGTCGTTCCGTACTTGGCGCGTCGCTCAGCGTTCAAAGCTCGTTGACGCGCAGCGATTTCACTACGACTCATCTTCTTTGGCGGGGCGTTCTTCTCATTGCAGACGCGGATGAGTGTCAACAGCCGGTTCAAATGCCAGTATTGACACTCGAACGGGATGTTCAAAGAAAGCATCCAGTAGTAGATGAGTTCGGCGGTGATGATCTCACGACTTGGCGTCTGCTTCGTAACGTCGCTGAACCAAGTCGCCGTCATCTTCGCGTTGATGTGAGTATTGATTGCGTCGATGTTGTCCGAGGAAAGCTTTGAAGCAAAGTCCTCGGGAAGATTTGGGGTGAGAACCATGGCTTTGATGTACCAAAGAATCTCTTCGTTGGTTTTCTCGGCCGGTCCGAGGAAGGGCTTCTCGAAGTGCGCCTCCCATTTTGAAAGGGAGACCAGAGAGTGCTCGAGCTCCAGCTTGAACAGCACTGGAACGACAAAGCTCTCCGTCTTTTCGTCGTAGGACTCGGGTCCATAGACAGGTAGCGTAAGCACCCTCTGGTCTCCTTTCTTTTGATTGTGCCGTCAGGCTCAGCTGTAGTCGATGAACCAGTCGGTGTCGGTGACGTCGGGGAAGATGTACCCCGCAGCCGGACGAGCCGTGACCACGGTGTCCTCGGAGATGACGACCGCGCCCGAGACCTCCTGGTCGTTGATCTCGTAGACCACACCGGTGACGGTCGGGATCGTGATGGTGTCGGTCGACGCGTTGTACGTCGGCTCCGCGGGGACGGCCTCGGTCAGCGTGGCCGAGAACATCGCCACGATCTCCGCGGGGAGCGGAAGACGCGGGTCCGAACCGGCGGTGCCGTAGAGGATGTCCTCGAGCTGACCGAGCGCCGTGGCGTCGACCTTCGTCGAGTCGATGACCAGGCTGGCCGTCGGCTTGTAGGTGGTACCGGCGATGGTACCGACCTCGACCGGGGTCGTGCTGACCTCCCAGCTGAGAGCCATGGCCTCAGGAGAGTCGTTGACGGTCGTGTAGTTCTTCTCGGACGGTGCGGCGAGGGCGCCGTAGATCAGGTGGATCTTGTATCCGAAGTCCTGACCGACGGTGTCGTTGCCGACCTTGGCGCGCCACGAGAACCCGAAGGTCTTGCGGTTCTGCTGACCGATGAAGACGCCCGACGTCGGCTGAGCCGTGCCGTCGCACTCCCCGAACTCATCGGGGTAGGTGAAGGCCTCGATCGTGCCGCCGAACTCCTCGGCGCTGACGAGGTTGGCGTACACCCGGTTGTCGGCGTACTGCTTGTTGGCCTCGGCACCGGAAGGCGACTCGGTAACGGCCGTGAGACCGTTCCACGCGAAGCCGGTGTCGTAGACACCAGTGGTGTCGGGGAGGTAGAGGACGCCTCGATCTGTGCCGGTCTCGAAGAGCCGCTCACCGACCTGGTCCCACTTGAGCTGGGTCATGCGCTATTCCTTTCAGAAATAGATCGTGTATACGTCGTGGTTCAGGCCCTCCGCAACGAAGAACCTGGAGTGTCGACTCGTCGGAAGAAATGCGACCTTCTTCGGGATGGCGGAGTCCGGATCCCTATCGATGATCGTCACCTCGTACTGATCGGCGACGTTGTACGGCTTGTTTCCCGCGTGAATGGTGTTCGCAGGGGCCCGATGATACACAATGGCCGGATAAGTCATCGTGATGTTGTCACCGGGCTGGAAGTATACGTTTGGGCAGAAGCTTTTGAGGAGCGTTTGCAGCTCAAGCCTTCGGTCCATTGTAAATACCTCCCAGTCTCAACAGGAGACGAGGGCGCTGGACTTCCACTTCCGTGACAATCCAGTATTGCCCTTCCCACTTGACATACTTCATGGCGAAGATATGCCCGTTTGCGAACGCATCCGCGACGATGCTGATGGAGTTCGTAACCGAAATGTCGTTGTTGACTTCGGTGCCCTCCGACAACCGGCGTGCGGCACGAGTGACATCTCCGAAATACGGTTTCTCGGTGATGACGCTGTCCCACACGCCGGGTCGGATTTCCTGTTGCAAGCCGTAGCCGATGTTTCCAAAGAACTTCATCGCCAGGGCTCGCTACTCGGCTCAGGCCGTGTAGGCGAACGTCCAGTCGGCGTCGAGGTTGTGCGGGAAGCTGTAGCCAGCCGCCGGACGCGCCTCGATGTCCGTCGTCTCCGAGATCACGAGCGCACCCGCGGTCAGGAGCGTGCCATCCGGGTCCATCGGGTCGGTGACGTCGTAGTACTGGACGCCCGTCACAGCCGGAACCGTGACCGTGTTGGTCTCAGCGTCGAACGCCGGGACGGTCGGGGTCACCGTGGTGCCGGACACGCGCTGGATGACGACGGCCGACTTCGGCTTGGTCAGGGCACCCGAGATGCGCGTCTCGATGAGGTACTTGTACTGGTTGTAGTCGATGTCGAAGTCGTCGAACATCGAGAGCTGGCCGCCCTTGTCGGCGCCGATCGTGTAGTCCGCCATGTTGACGATGATGCCGAACAGGTCGGGCTCGTTCTCGAGCACCTCGACGACGACGATCTCCTTGACGCGAAGCGCCTGGGCGACCTCGGCGACGTTGCTGTAGATGCGTCGGTTCATCTTGTCCTTGACCAGGAGCATGTCCGTGAGGATGTCGTCCGTGGTGTAGAACGTCGGCGTGCCGGTGCCCTTGTAGAACTTGCGGGCCCGGAGGATCGACTCGATGACACCGTCGGTCGTGGTGTTCGAGGGGACGGTGACCTTGTGGGAGTACATGTCGTTGTCCCACGCGATCGGACGAAGGTGGTCCTCGTCGATCTTGTCCTCGTCGTCGGGCTCACGGCCGTCACCGATGAGGATCGCACGCGCGAGCTCCTCCTCGAGCATGAACTTCATCTCCCACTTGAGCCAGGAGATGACGTCCAGACCGGTGATGTCGACGATGTCGTCGCGGTCCAGCTTCTGCTTCTTGTAGATGGTGGTCGGCGTGGTCACTCGCTTGAGGAGCTTGATGACCTCGTCCTTCTTGAGGTTGCCCTTGACGTAACCCTTGGCTCGCGCCTGGTCAGCGGTCAGGTCCACCGCGGTCGACTTGACTCGGGCGAAGGGCGAGTGCTTCGCACCGTCGAGGACACCGGCGACCCACTCGGTCCGGCGCGAGATGACGTCGGGCTGCGACGTCAGGCTCTGGGCGTCCGGGAAGAGCATGTCGATGTCGTCGATGCCGTAGGTACCGGCGTGGGCGAGGAACGACTCCTTGAGGGAGCCAAGACGCTGGGCGTCCGCGACGATCGTCTCGAGAGCGTCGTGGGCGAGGGTCGCCTGCGGCTTCTTCTTGTCGGCGTCGGTCTGGTCGAACAGGTTGTGGGTCATCTCGTTGTTGCCTTCCTTGTCGGCGTTGGAGAGGTCGTCGTCGGACGGGGCGTCCTCGGACTCGGTGTTGTCATCGTCCGAGTCGGCCTCGGTCGCTGAGTGCTGCGCAGATGCGCCGTCGGAAGCTGCCTCAACGGCGGCTCCGATCATGTAGTTGACGACGTCCTTCTGCTCGTCGGTCATGGAGTCGTAGATGTCCTGAAGAGTCTTCGGCTTCGCGTCTGCGTGCTCGATGACCTCCTCTTCGACCTTCTCCTCTTCGACCTGGGGCTCGGACTTCTCGTCTTCGGACTTCTCGTCTTCCTTCGTCGGCTCCTCGTCGGAACCGTGCTCCAGGAACAGGCCGGTGAAGATGACGGCCTCATCGTCGAGCGTGGTGATCGAGTCACCGTGCGCAATGGCGATGTTGTCGATGAGAGCTCCGGGGTTGGCGCCAGCGAGAACCAGTGAAAGCTCTCGGATGACGCCGTGGAACACCTGCTTGCTGCGCTCAACCAAGTTGTTGGCGTAGATCGACAGCGAGTTGACGTCCTTGTGCTTGACCAGAACCTTGGCCTTGACGCCCTCGGCCGAATCGTTGAAGAACCCGTAGGCATACACGCCATCGGGGCGTGCTTCAAGGATTGCGTGACCCAGGACATTCGAGGGGCTGGAATGGTCGTGCTGCCAGACGAGGGGGACCTGCTTGCCGTCCATGTGCTGGAAAGCTTCAGGCAAGATGGTTCGCCCGTCGGAGCACTCGAGATTCGCCTTCGTGGCGTAACCGCTGAAATCAGCGTTCTCCATGTTGGCTATTCTCCTTCCTGTTTTGTTGGATCCACGATGGGAGGTGGTGGATCCAGCGGTGGCACCTGCTCCGACGGAGCGGGCATGTTGCTGTTACGCAACTCATCGGCCTTCTTGTCGGCCGACGGCTTCATACCGATCACGGATCGGATTTCATTCGCAGTCACGATCTCGTTTCGGGTGAACTTGTCCGCGATCTCGGCGATGTTGGAGATCGGGAGGAGCTTGAACGGGTCCCGGAAGTACTCGATCGACTGACCTTGTGAACGAGCGGTCTTCGTGAGGAAGACGCGCTTCATGGACTCAACCACTGCCTCGAGGATCGGCTCAATGGTTCGGTTCATGTAGTTCAACATGGTCTTCTCGTCCGCCGAGCCGTTCATGATCTCGGGCGTCAGACCAAGCTGACTGAATAGAAGATCTGTCAGATACTCGATCTGTCCGAGAAGGTTGTTCTCGGCGGGGCGGTTGAGCTGGGTGATCTTCTCGGTACCGTCGGTATAGGCGATACCGTACTTGCCGTTCTTGAGCTGAACCTCGATGTCCTCGCGGCGCTGCTCGGCCTGCTTCCTTCGGGCCTCGGACTTTACGACGTAAGGCAGCTGGATGATGAGGTCGAGCTTCCCAGATCCCGCCGCTTCATCGACGGAGTCCAGAAGACTGAGCTTCCGAATAAGTCGCTGAAGCGTTGAGTTTGGCTCGTTCATCACGTTGTAGAACGGGTTCTCAACGATGGCAACCTTCTCCTTGGAGACGGTCACCTCTTGCTGCTTGCCGGTTCGGTCGTTGTAGACGCGAACTCGAACGTGGCGCGGATACCATCGAACGATGGTGCCGACGCGCATCGTCTGGATGTCGAAACTCGCTGTGACGCCAGGGTCCACGGAGGTGTCCACTGGGACGATAGCGATACACCCGTGTTCGAAGAGCGATAGAGCGATGTCCTGTCGGAACGCACGAGCACCTTGGTCGATGTTAGTCGACAGTTTCAAGCACTCGTTGAGTCCAGAAACCATCTCCTCCTGAAACCGAGCATTGTCGTCCAATCGAGCATGTCGAATGGTGACAGATGCAAAGTCGAGAGCCATTCGGGTGTAGATCGCTCCGATGATCGAACGCTCGTTCGAAATATTGAGACGGACCCGGTCGGGACGGCTGCTGCCGTAGACGACTTCACCTCCACCTCGGAAGCCTGAGTCCTGGAACTGATCGTCCTTCGTATCAGTCAGAACGTTCCAGGCATGTTTGAGCTTCGAGCCGTATCCCACGCGTCACCTCCTTTCCTAGGTTTGGAATTACTCGAATTCGTCTTTGTTGGCCTTCCATGCGATGTAAGCGTCCATCATTGCCGCGACGTTGTCGATCTTCTCTTCTTGTCGCTTCTTGTAGAGCTTACGGTTACCGTTCGTGTCTTCGAGAACCATGCAGTTCCCCATGGCGAACGTCATTAGCGCCTCATCGAACAAGAGCATGCGCTCTGCGGCGAGGGTCTTGAGCTCGCCCAAGGGCACGGACTCGGTTTTGGCGCCTTGGATGACCTTCTCGATGGCGTGTGAGCCGTTTTCGGCAGTCCATCGCTCGACGAACTCTTTAGCGTTGTAGGGGTCGAAGCCGAAAGCTCGGACGTCGTAACCCTGCTGCTCGATGTAGGCCTCGAGGTCGTCGTAAACCTCCATCATGTCCAGAACAGTGCCGTCCATGATGTGAAGACTTCCCTCATCGATGAACTCTTGGTACTTGATTCGCATGGCTCCAGGCAGTCGCTTCAGAGTCAGCTCGGTAATGTAGCTTCGAGTCTTGACTCCGAACCTGCCTCGACGAAGTGGGAACAAGAAAGTGAACGCACAGAAGTCATCGCCCTGAGAGAGGTCCGCACCGAGGGCACAAGGCATCTGCCAGAACTGCTGCGGGTTGTGCGGAAGGGTTTCGTCGTAGTGGAAGAAGTACGAATGGCCTTCCATCGGGATTCCGAATCGCTTGGCGAGGATGTCGTTCCGAGTGGCCGGTGCTTTCTCGGCTCGTTCCACCTCTTCGTGATAAACCTCGTAGCTTACCGTGATTCCGATGTTCGGCTGAGCCTTCGGCCACATCTCTGGCATGCCAACTTCCTCGATCTCGTCCAGCTTGTAGTGCCAGATCGAGACGTGCGGCGCGGAGTAGTCCCCGGAAAGGATGTCAGCGAGTTCTATTTTGATCGTGTCGCCAGAGCCGTTACGAACGGTTCCCTCAGAGCTGATCGCAACGATGAGATAGTCGGGAAGCTTGGATGCGCCCTGCTCCAATGCTCCGATGACGTCTTCTCTCAGGTCTCCAGACAACCACTCATCGATCGTTGAGACCTTGGGGCGGGCGCCCTGCAACTTGTTGATGGACATTGGTCGAATCTCGATGATCGAGTTCGTAAGGAAGTTCTCGATGCCCTTCTTGGTCGCTGCAAGCTTGGCCCTAAGCGCCCTTGAACCGGTGGTATTGTTCAGAGATCCTTCAGTGAGGAACTTGAACAACGGACCGCGAGATCGAGTGATGGCCGTTCGTATCGGCGACATCACTTCTTCGGCCTGCTTCATGGTGGGAGCAGTCGTGATCTGTGTGGTCGTGTGGGTGTCGATGTTGAGGAAGTAGGCCTGGATGCAGGCCGCGTACATCGACTTGGCTGCACCTCGGGCAACGATCAAGTACTGCTTGCGGATTAGCCGCTTCTTGATCCGCTTCTTAACGTGCTTGCCCCCATGGTGGTTGGCCGAGGGAACATAGACGGACTTCTCTTCGAAGTAGTACCAACAGAAGATCTGTTCGGCCCAGACTTTGAAGGTAAAGAGCAGCTCGAGATCGGTTCCGTCCGTCAGAGTGAGCTCGTTCTCGCAGTAGGCGATGAAGCCTTCGACGGGAGCGGGGTCGTAGTAGACGTTGGGGTTGGCGATGAGCGCATCGATGCGATTCATCTCCATGGAGATCTCTCGGTTTACTGGAATCTCTCCTCGGAGAACCATCTCACGGAACTGGCCGTAATAGAACGGCGTCGCCGTGTTCGATAGCGCCATCGCCAACCTCCTTACTTCTTCTTGTTCTTGGATGCTCCCTGGACGACGCCCCGGGCAATAGCTGCGCCGATCTGAACGCCAACGACAGCGGCCTTTCCTCCACCCGCGGCAGCGGTTGCCTTGACAGCGCCCTTACCGATGGATTCCAGAGTCAGTTCCTTGTTCTTGGGGTCGCTCAGGAAGGTTCGGACGACCTTCTTGCCAGTCGAGTCGCGGGTTCCGTTCTTCGAAAGGTTGTCGTACTGCTGTTCGAGGTTCATGCGACTGACGAGCGTCTGCAGCTCTTGGGTCGAAAGCGCATCGGTCGTGCTCTTCTTCGCCACCTGTCGGAGTTTCGCTGCCTTGAGGGCATCTTCGGACGCAGGTTGATTCTTTCCACCCTTCGCTTTGACGAGCTTTCCGGGCGTCTCCTTCAGAGTGACGTCCGTGGGAGTACGGTTTCGCTGAACGCCCCACTTCATACCCTTGACGCCGTAGTGCGCGAGAACGTTCTCTTCAGGATCCAGAACTTCGAGGGAGGTGATGAATCCCTTTGCATCCTTGTGGACCCGAACGATCATCTCGACCGGATCGGAACCATCAGAGTGCTTGACGTCCTGGAGAGCGACCTTCCAGGTTCCGTCGTCTCGAACGGCAATCGCATACTTCTTGGTACCCGAGGCGTTTGTGCCGTAATCGGCTGCAGCCTTGTCGAGGTTGGCGATAAAAGCGTCCTCGTGTTCCTTGTAGTACTTGTCGCGAAGCTTCGACGGCTTGTTGAAGTCGGCGTCCTTGTACTCGGGCTTGTTGTTGATCCGATCAACATCGTTCTTGTTGGTTTGAGCCGCAGCGGCATTGTGGATCTTGAGCATGGTCGAAAGCGTCGAAGAATTCCGCTCGAACTTCTTATCAAGCTTGGCGATCTTCTTTGTCTTCGCGCTCTCGCCCTCGTGGCCCTTGTCGTTTCGGACGCCCCACTTCATGCCCTTGACGCCGTAGTGCTTGAGAACTGCTTCTCGAGAGAGTTTTGGATGCATAGATAACCTCCTTTCGAAGGGGTCGGATTGTTGTCACATCAGTCACACTGGTAACACCAGCCCCATCAGTCACTCTAGTTGCAAACAGTTAGAGGACATGTAAAACTGGCGAGTTCAGATCGGCTTGGCCTTTGCGGTCCCTCGTCCTAAGCAGGAAGACGAGGTTTCGGATTAACCGCAACACCAGAACCGCCACTCTAGGGATCACCCCCCAGCTCGTGCGGCGTCCCATCGATCGTTGTCGAGGATCGACGTGAGACGCCACTCCTGCTCCTGGATCTGCTCCTTCATCGCAGTCATGTGAAACGATGTCTGCGGCGGGTCGAAAGCTATGCGAACGTTGAGATACACATAGGTCTGGACCTGGTTCAGGCGCTTGTCAGCCCCGATAACGGAGGCCCATGTGGCCGATTCGTCCGTAATCGAGGTACCGCCTGGCGGACCGATGCCGAGCTGATCGAGCTTGGCTAGGACCGAGTTGATATGCATCTTGATGTCGAGATCGAAAGCGGAGTAGGTCTCGTCGATTCCGAGCATCTTCTTTGTGTCGTTTAGGATGCTACCTTCGGTCAATATGGGTCACCTCCTCTGAGTGTTACTAGCGTGGTTGATGGTTAGACGGGCCGACCACCGATGGCCTTGACGCCTTGAGCGCCGGGCCAGGTGGGAAGACCGACTCGGGAGAACTTGCCGGGATAACGCTTGGCAAGGATGCGGTACATCTCCTGCGTGGCGCGCATACCCTGAGTGCCGAACAGGTCAGAAGGCTCCTTGAGCCAGAGAGAAACGTTCGCGCGAGCGTACGCGGGGCTGTTCTTGCAGAGCCAGGCCCAGACGAGACCGTTCCAACGACGACAGGCCTCGTTGCGCTTCCTTGGGCGAACCGCGGAAACGTCGATGACCTTTGAACCGGTGTAGACGGAACCCGAAATGGGCTTCGGAGCCGGAGCAGCGGGTTGGACGACGGGCTTGATCGGAGTGGTGGTCGGAACCGTCGGCTTGTAGGCCGTGGAGCGAAGAGTCGCGTATGCCTTGTCGGTGACGGGGCCCCAGACGCCATCCGGAGAAACGAACAGTCCGGTCTGAATGCCCTTGATCGGGCCCGTCTTGGAAGAACGAACCTTACTGATCGCGGCATCCGTGACCGGACCCCAGACGCCGTCGATCGTGACGCCGAGAGAACGCTGCATGAGCCGAACTCGGTTGACCGTCCCTCGACGAGTACTGAAGAGGTTCATCAGACGCGTGACGTTGTCGCGGTTTCCGGAGTCCGGGTTCCCGCCGACGAGAGCGTCCGTGTTTCGTCCGAACAGAACCACCTGAGCCGCAGCTTCAGCGGCGAGGTTCGGGCACTCGGGGTCGATGATGTGACCGTGATGGTTGCCCTTCCACCAACGAAGGTAGTAGACGAGATCGGCGTCGTTGCGACCCTTGGTCTCGCAGAGGCGACCGTTCTCGTAGGAATAACCGTCCAGCTCCTGGTCGACAACACCACCGAGACCGTGCGTCCCAACCGAGGCGCTGACGCTGGTGCTGTAAGCTCCCTGGACGAGACGGAACCCGACGGCGCCGTTGGCCTTGTCGAGCTTGTCGTACTTGTGCTCGGAGTGCTTGCAGATAAGCTTTCCGTCACGGGTGGTGGTTTCACACCTCATCTTCGTCATCCTCCCAGTCGTCTCGAAGGTCCTCTTCGATTGCGACGTTGAGAAGAAACTCGTTGAGCTCCTCCTCATCCTGCGGTTCGACCTCGTTGGGATCGACGGTCGGTGGCTGTTCAGTCATGCTATTCCTTTCGTCTACCACAGCTTGGTGTCTCCGGGTCTACGCTCTGCGAAAGGCTGGGGAAGTAGTCTTTCGTCGCCATAGTGGATCGCGTTGTGGGTTCGGTGTGTGACGCTGATGAGGAACTCTGGATCGAGAACGTCGTCGTTCCCGTGTTTGAGATCATCCGGGGTCATGGGATTCATGTGATGAATGTAGATTCGATCGTGAATCTCCCAGTCTGCGACACCAAGGTCGCACCCGTTGTCTCGAGCGATCACATGCTGGCGAATCTGTCGCCACTCGCGTGAGGTGTAGAACATCTGGTTCAGGTAACGATCGAAGCCGAAGGTGGCAACGCCGACATGCCCTTGAAGGGCGAGGTATCGGAAGCGGTCCTCAAGAGTGCTGTACTGCAACATCTCGCTATAGGTCCTAATCCTCATAGGACTCATCCTTGTTCTCGGATGTGTCACCGGCGTAGTGCTTCATCGCGGCGAGAGCCTCCTCGTAGACGGCTTCGATCCTCTGCTGCGACTCCATGAGCAAGCGTCGCTGCTTGGCGACCGCGATCTCTTCACGCTTCAGCTCGAGTTCAATCGCTTCTCGCGACGAACCCATCTTCAGGTAGTGCGTGATGACCTGAGCAGAGGCCGTTCCGTTTCGCATCTGATCTTCAGCGACGTCGACGGCCAATGCGATGAGCTGCTGCTCGCGACCTTCGGGAGTTGTTGCGCGACGAGGGCGGGGCTTCGGCTCTTTGGGTTCTTGTGGCTCTTTGAAGTGCCGGGCTGCCATGCTTCAACTCCTTTCGTAGGAAGGTTTGAAAAACTGAGTCAACTTTCAGGGCAGTCCTGATGAGTTCACTGAGACTTTCAAGCACTTGTAGTGGGTTGGTAGGTCTTGTCCGAGAGTTCCCCCGGGGTTATGAAGGGTTTGAAAAGCGGAAAGGTTGTGCCAAATATCCCCCCGGAGGAAAAATAAGGGGATCGGCGATGCAGGAGGGGGGTCCTTTTTGCGAGACCCCTCCCCCGGTCTGGCGAAATCGCCCCGAAGTCTGGAATCCACACAAAAAGTTACAACATCAGCAGAAGCTGCGAATCTGAAGGTGAAGGTTCTTAGGCCTCATACCCAGACTCGCAGCTCCTGCCGACAGTTGGCTCGAGAGCCACGTTCATCCAACACTGTTTCGAGGATGCTTCATCACTCATTCAACGAATCCGCATTTAGGCTCTAAGCCTTTCGTTTACGGGATTCGAAGAAGATGAGATCGATACTCCTCACCTAGTAGTCAGCTTACTAGTGAACTCTCGAAGTCTTCTCGTGCCACCTTACGGTGCACCCCACTTACATTCTCACGGGCTATCTCTTCGATGGCGTCCCCAATAGCTTTGTCACGATCGTACTGTGAAAGGTTCATAGGAACAGCAGCAACACGGGCTAGGAATCCCATTGTGTTGTAGCCCAATGACATGTCGTAGGTGTACCACTCACTGAAGTTGGTGAATGGGTTGAAGGGATTGTCTACTGTAGTAAGCATGTACTCAACAGTCTCTTCAGCCATCACTAACCTCCTTCACTGATGGCACGCTTGAGTGTGGTAACAGAGACACCCAGAGCAGCAGCGATCTCAGCCTGTGTGTAACCAGACTTAGCCATTAGCTCAGCACGGGCGGCCTTGGCCGGGGACATAAGCAGCTTGGTCTTTGGCATTGCATGCTGCTTGACCATGTCGATGTCGGCGTTGTCCAGGATGTCTGACAACTTGCTAGGACTGATGGCACCTGCCTGGATGGCGGCCCATTCATCGGGGGTGATGATGACGGGGGTCTTTTTGGCACCGGTCCTAAGTCGAGCTTCAGTCAAAGCCTGAGCCTTGATCTTCTTCAGCTCATCGGCGTCCATGTCAGGCTTGGCACGCTTCTTGTCTTCCACAATGGCGTTTGCCAGGATCTGGGCTTGACGCTCACGGGGGCTGTTCTGCAGGGCGGTGTTGAGCTTGTGGTTGAGGCTCTTCACTTCTGATGCATAGGCAACCTTTGCTGAGGGGCTGTAAGGGATGTTCTTGATACCAAGCGTTTCCCTGCGAGCCTCATTTGCCAAGCCCTTGAGTCGGTTGGAATGATCGGCGTAGATCTGCTCCATCTTCATCTTGTTCTTGGATACCAGCGTGTGTGCGTCATCCGTCTCAGCGAGCTTGGTAGAACGCTGAGTCCTGGGGATTTTCTGGCCCTTGGAGTTGATCCAATGCTCATCCGTTGGGGTGAACACCTTTCGACCCGTCTCGGGATCGATCGGACCGCCTTCTTTGGCAGATCGAGGTGAACGCTTGTTGACGTCAACTCGAGCTGTCGCCTTCGAGATCAGGGTGTCGGCGCCACCAGAGGCTGAGCTCTGATACTTCTTTCGAAGTGCCGAGATTCCATTTTTCTCGAAAGAGCGCTTGTAGTCGAGAACGTGCTTCTCCGCATCGATGACAACCATCGAGTGGCGAACGGCACGAGCAATCTCGTCCGGTGGCGCACCTTTGATTGTCATATCCGTGATGAGGTTGGAAATCATCCCCATCTCGAATCCGGTTCCTCGGCTCGACTTCTTCTTGCCGGTTGGGTAGACCACTTGGTTAGAGGCTTCATCCCAGCGGCCGCCATCGATCGTCGGCATTCCGTCGTATTTCGGATAAGCTCGCTTCGAATCGAAGCCCTTAAGACCCTCCAATGCCGGAGAACTCTTGACCTTGCCTGCGTTGTTCGGGATGACCAGAACTGTGTCGCCATCGAAGTCGGCACCCGACAGTCGCTCAGCGACCTTGGAGTGGATTCCGATTGCATCCTTCGCGGGACCAAGAAGCTTCTTGGCTTCGCGTTGATTGTTGTTGACGATGAGCTCTGGAATCTCGAACGTCCCACCATGCGGGAAACGAACCAGCGCGACGCGAGTGCCATTCTCGAAGTTGGGAGCGTAGACCTCTGTTGGTTTCATGCTCTTGACTGGGAGGATGACGTGCGTGGATTGGCCAGGAAGAGACGCAGCCTTGAGGTGCACGGCGGCGCTGTCTGTCGCATCCGAGAAGGATTCGAGCATCTTCCTCTTGACCGTTGGGTTGGTGAGCTTCATGATTTCATCGAGCTCCGCTTTACGGTTCTCGTAAGTCATGTCCAGCTGAGACTTAGCTAGCTGGGTGCTCTGCTTCGACAGGAACTGAGAAGGCAGGTTTCGAGACCAGGTGTCCCAAGCGCCTTCTTCTCCTGAGCCATCCTTGTGTCCGACGATGTTCATCGCCGAGGTGACTCGCTCCTTGCCCGTTACGGGATCGTGCTCAATGCGCTGTCGAATCGTTGCGCCGAACGGGTTGTCCGGGTCGTCCTTGATCGGCTTCATTGCGTCGTGCTTGTTGACCGAGCGACTCTTGTTCGTGTTGAAGACGAGATCCACGCCCTCCGGTAGATCGTCCTTGTACACGGCCATACCCTTGAGGTAGTGAGTGCCGTCTACCGAGACCCGAACCTGGGCGTAGCGAGCATTGCCGATGGAAACATCCTTGACGCCCGGTCGGACGTAGATGACCCCATCAGCTTCGGTTCCGCCATCCTCGTCCCATCGCACCGCGACACGCTTCGAAGAAATGTCGAGGGGCGGGTGGATGCCGAGATATGAACGGCCACCATCTTCCGAGTGCTCTTGGATCTGGCGGATCTTGTCGCGATTCGCCTTGACGTCTCGGTACTCGGTTCCAGGAGGAGCCAGCACCTTGATGAGAGTCTTGTTCTGAGTTCCGAGCTGGTCCACCTGAACAGTGTGAACCGTGTATCCCTGTTCTTTGAGAACAGCGACGGCAGTATCGAGTTTTGAACGGGAGATTCCGAGCTGTCGCTCAACGCCCGCACCGATGTCGACGAACTGCTTGTTGTCCACCTCACCCTTCAGCATAGTTGCCGTGGCCTGGAGAACATCCAGCTTGTCCTTGACTCCGGGCTGAAGATATGTGCGGACGGTTGACTCAGGAACACCCATGCGTCGGCTGATCTCCATGTTGGACCAACCATTGTCCTTGAGTGACTGCGCCATAGAGATGTCGGCCTGACGTTGAGCATTCTTGGCGATCGACTTTGCTGCACGAAGCTGAGTCGTGTTCATGTCGAAGGCCGCCGCGATCTCGGTGTCGCTCATCCCCGAGTCTCGAAGCTCCTTGACTCGATCCAGGAAATCCTTGTTGCGACGGTCACCACCTTCGCCATCGTCTCCGCCAGAACCCCAAGGGTAGCGGCCGGACTTTCGAGGGGTGCCGTAGTGCTTCAAGCCATCAGGCGTGATACCGATCGACTTGAGGTAGTCCTCGATTCCGATTATCAAAGCTCGCCCTCTTCCTTGAGTTTCTCGATATGAGCGTCGAACGACTTGATCTTTTCCATGACGTACTTGACGTCTGCGGGGTCGGCATGTTCCAACCGGATCTCGTCGAGCTGGTAGATACGCATCTCGGTCCGATCGATCTCGAACGGGTCAAAGTTGTACTCGAGGCAGAACAGTGCTGCGTAAATGAGCAACTGCTTGAACGAGGTCGGACCCGTACCAGTCTTCAGATCGCTGATCCTCAGGACGTTGCGCCTGAAGGAAACGGCGTCTGCGGTTCCGAACACGTTGATCGAGTAGTAGAGAACAACCTCAGGCTCCATGCGGTAGCCGATGCAGTCGTTCACGTACATGTTGAAGGTGAGGTTGCTGTTCCTAGCCCGTATCCCCATCTTGATCATCTCTTGCGCCAGGTTGTGAAGTCTGGTTCCGCGGGCGGCTGCCTCAGATGTGTGGAACAGCCGTTCGAGTTGATCTAGGTCGTAGTTCAGCCAGGAGTACTTACTGGCGGACAGCCGGGCGTGCAACCCTACGAGTCCCAAATGCTGATTGAAGTTCACGAAGGATCTCTTCCTTGTTCTCGGGAAATATGAAAGCCCCATAAGACATCTCATCGAACATGTCGATGTAGTAGTCCTGGTTCGGCTGATGTCTTGCGGTGGCGGAGGCTTTCACCTCGAGCATCGCCCACTTGTTGCGGTGGAGAACGAGGAGATCTGGGATCCCCTGACTGTAACCGGAATCGTTCTTCAGGATGAAGCAACCGGGAAACAGCTGTGTGAGCTCTTCGATCAGTTCTGCCTGGAACTTAGATTCCAATCTGGTCATACGTCCTCCTTTCAGGCCAAAAAGAAAAGGCTTGATCTCTTCATTATAGGCCAAGTTTGCGATGCGACATATTACCCAATCTCGTCTATGATGCGGAATTGTTGATACGTGGGCCAGACGAATGTCCGGTTGTGGGCAGCTACCAGAATCTCGCTCATGATCAGACCATGCTCGAGTACTGCCTCCTGTATCGTGTTGTAGATCCGCCCTGTTTTCGTCTCGATGATCTTGGTGTGGTTCTCCTTCCATAGTGCGGTCTCGAACTGCAGGTGGTACCGGATCGCGAAGTATCTCGGTCGCCACGCTAGGTTGCTGGCAGCGCAGTTGGTCTTGTCTCCGTCGATGTGGATCACGGAGATGAAGTCGCTTCGGTGTGGGGTCTCAAGAAACGCTTCGGCGACTAGCCGGTTCAGCTGACGGGTCTTGACTCGACCTTCGTAGGCGAGGTTGACCTTGAGGTGTCCGTGCTGGTTCTTGCTGGGGTGTAGCAGGTTCCCTGACTTCTTGCTACGAAGCTGGCCTAGGTTGCTCACCTCGTAGTTGGGATATCCAGCGACATCAAGCCACTGTTCGTCGATCATTGGGGGATCGCGACCTTCCTTACGTCGATCTGTCAAATGTCAAAAATTTTCGCGAAACCTTCCTTGAAGTACTCTACATATTACCCATTATACTTTTGGGTAATTGGCGCGATAAATAAATAGAGTTTTACAAGAAATTTTTGACATTTGACAGATTTTGGGCCCTAAATAGGGGATATTACCCAAGAATCGGGCTGTTTTGGGCTCTCCAGGGCCCCTCGAGCCTTCAGAGGCCCTGGAGATATTACCCAAAGTTTTTAGGTAATATGTACGGCCGTCCTGAGCGTTCTCAACGACGCTCTCCGGAACTAACCGTTTTCCAATACCCAAAAACAGACATCTGAAAGCTACTAACGGGGAGCTGTCAGCCACGCGATCGCGAGATAACAGTCGAACGGGTCGTCCTTGTAGAACGTGTCATGTCGCGTTCCACGCAGTTTGAGCTGATCCTCACGCGACAGAGCGTTGAAGAAAGCCTGCCCATAACGCTGTCCTTGTGCGAAACAAAGATTGAAACGGGAAAGCGAAGCTCCTTCCGACTCCTTCAGATACCAGATGATCATGTCGTGCGAGCCGAAGATTCCCTGACGGTTCATGAGCTCGCTTTCAGCTGTTCCTCGGCCCACTCCGGAGTCACTTCTTGAAACTTGATCTCGTCGTGATCGATGTCGAAGCCCTCCGAAAAGATCTTGCCGTCGAATCTGAAGATGGCTGGGAACTCCTCTCGGTAGATCTTGAACTTCCTGCTGTCCTTGTTTCCGAGGAGCGGGTGACGTTCTGACATGACGGTTCCTTTCGATTATGCGGCACGCCTCTCAGCGAACCGGTACTTGTTCTCGTTGAAGTTCTTCTTCGACTTCAGAGAGCGTCGGACAGCCTGGTCGATCCAGCTGTTGGACATGAGTACGTAGTAGTACAACTCAGTGAAGGGGGTGTTCAACCTATCGATGCGTCCAAACGCCTGATGCCAGTTCTTGTACGAATAGGTCAGGGAGTACAAAACGATCGCGTCGGTTGTGATGCAGTTCCAGCCTTCCGACCCAGCCACATACTGGACGAGGTACACCCACCTGTCCGTCTCCGGGACTTCCTGGTGTTTGTGGCCGTTCCATTCCGCGATCTGGAAGGTATGGCTCGATTGGTCCGTGATTGACCCAGACCTGATGGCCGTACCAGAAGAGCTCCTCCCACTCATCGAAGTAGAAGCGTGTTGGCTTCCATCCTCGCATTCAGGGGGTCCAGATGGAGAATCTGACGAAGCATCCGCCACATCGGCAGTCTTTGCTTGAAGGCTGAGGTTCGGGATCTGGTCCGTACCACTCTCCTGTGTGGCTGTTGTGTCGGTTCTGGTTGAGGACCTCGAGGGATCGCTCAACTTCCTGGACGTAAACGTCTTCGACAGGCGTCCTTCCTGTCCGTCGCTGGTAGGTGACATCGACGAAGACGACAGGCTCTCCTCGCCAGAACTCCTCCCACTCGTTTTGGTCGACCATGATGCATTATCCCCTTCGATTAGATTAGTTGCGCTTCCTTGGGCTTGGTCCGACTTGCTCCCATCGCTCGAACTGAGGGAGGTGCTTGTAGAGCCGTCCTTCCCAGTGCTCGGCCTTGATGAGGCTGTCGCAACTCGAGCAAGCGTAGACGGCGCTCTCGTAGTTGTGATCGAGCTCGATGACTCGGTGGAGACAGGTTTCTGGGTTTGCTCGCTCAGACATTCAGTCGTCCTCTCCGTCTCGGATGTGGATCCTGCCGATTCGACTGGACCCTCGTTCGGCCAAGAACTCGGTGACGTACCGCTCTTGGAGGAGGTATCCGGATCGGAAGTTCTTATAGATCTCCTCTCCGAGATCTGCCGGATGTTCGTCGACCCAGTCGAAGATGTTGTGTTGGACTCGCTGGACGATTCCGTCGTACTGGTGGTCTCGTTCCCAGGCAACGTCTCCGACGGGCTCGTCATTGAGGATGTGGTCGACGCAGCTCTCTCCGAAACATCCTTCGCCGACACAGACGTTCGAGTTGGTCCCTCGGCAAGGCTTCTCAACATCTCCAGCTCGTAGTCGAAGTTGTAGAAGACAATCAGCCGGTGGTGCTTCTCCATCAGCGATCGCACAAACTCCAATCGACTCTGACTTGAGTTCACAACCCTCCGGGCCACACTGAACAACTCCGCTGCGTCCCTCAGTGGTTTTTCTTCGAAAACGTTCCATCGTTCCTTCATGACCTTTCTGAGGGCCTCTGCGTCGTGTTCTAGGACGACGTCTCGGACAACTCGAGTAGTATGTCGCTCGTACGGCATTTCGACGAGGACTTGATTCTTGTATCGCACCAGTTTGCCGACGCCCAGGTAACGCTCAAGTTTGGGGTATCGTCCGTAGTACGAGAAGATGCAATGCTCTCGCTTAAATGCCGAACGGTTCTTGTACCAACCGTTAGCAACGAAGAGAGGGATGTAATCGAGCCACGTATCGCCAGGTGTAGCAGAGAGCATGATCCAGCGATTAGCCCGGGCAATGGTGGTAAAAGCATCAACCCAGGCTCCTGCCCCGACCACTCTTTGTTCGTCGAAGATGAAGAAGGCATCCTTGATGTCCTTGTATTTAGAGATGTTATTCCACGAATCGACCGTGAGAATGCCAGCAACCGTCGTGTCGGGGGTCTTGCCCACGGCGAATGCTACGAACTCCTTCTCCCAGTCGAGGGAGTTTCGTTTCTTGGCTGTGGTGATGACGTAGATATCGCGCGGGGATTCGTTCCGCATGTAGTATGCGGCTGCCGTGATCGACTTCCCTGTACCTACGCCACCCCACAAGACCTTTCCATTACCAAGCTTTGCGACAGCTGTTTCTTGGTGTTGGTGGAGCTTAGGTGCCATCACTCTCAAGGAGCGACTGAAGCTGTGCTCGAAGACGCTGCAATTCTCGGTTACAGGCGCCTCCATATCGATGTGCGAGAATGGACTCGAGAGTATCCTTGATCTCCATCCCGCAGAAGGGACATGTGTACATCAGTCCGTCCTGCTTTCTTCCAGAGCCTGGATAAAGGACTCTAGGGATTTGGACATCGCCATGGCGTCCCGACCCAGCTTGAGAAGAGCATCCCCAAGTGTATCGGCTTGAGCTTTCAACACCTCGAGCGACACTCGAATGCGTTCTGGCTCGGACACTGCTCCGCAGGCTTGACACGATTTAATGATCGGCATGGACTCGTGCAGGCCTGAATAGGAGCAGAGATGAACCCAGGTGCCTGGTCGATCCTGCGCCATCACGTCCTCCTTGCATAGGGATTTCCGACGAGGATCTTCAGCTCCTTCGGGTGCACTCTGCACCACTCGCGATACAGCTCGCCCTTGGTTCGTCCGGTCAGTTCTGCCAGTTCCTCGATGTTCTCGAGAGTGACCGTGCGAACGTCCAGGGGCTCATCGCTTCCGGGCGTCATGACCGTCATGGAGGTAGCCGTTCTTCTCGCGCTCAGCCTGGATGTAGTCCTTGAGCTTCACGACGGCCTCCAGGTGCCAGTTCGGCGAGAAGGCGATTGCGAACGCGGCCGAGTAGATTCGCCCCTTCCAGGTCTGGTTCTCGACGGGGATCCCCTCAACGCAGTTCCATTCGACGATGTGTCCGACGAACTCCTCGTGCCGAACCCACTTAGGACCACGTCGACGACTTCGGCGCATCTCCTGGAGTGTGAACGTGACCGTGCGGTCGTCAGCCGGAACGTCGCTGAATCGAACCTTCTTGGTTCGCTCCTCGATGTCCGTGTAGCTGTAGTAGCGCCCGCCCCAGAAGAAGTCGAGAGGGTTCAGGTGGATGTTGCCCTCTCGAAGGCACGCCCAGCCTCGGTAGCTCTTTCCACGATGCTTGGCCTCGCACTTGTGGTATTCGTCCCAGCCGCCATCGTCGTCGTACCAGACGTTCCACCAGGCCATTCCGTCGTGGAAGTTGAGGCCAACCTTGCGCTTGTGGCCGTTCCCGATCCAGAGAAGAACCTTGTCGAGAGGCTTGAAGCTGAGACTGGTGAAGATGGCGAAGAAGTAGACGCTGAGCATCGTCTTGAACGGGTACTCGCTCGCGTCGTTGCCGATCTTGATGTAGAACCCGGGAGCAACCTGCTTGCGCCAAGCGGTCTCAACGCTCAACGCGAACGGGAAGTGCTCGCCCTGCCAGTTCTTGCCGGTGCGGAACCAGTTCCAACGGCGAACGCCGTCCTTGTCATTGCTGTAGAAGAACATTATTAACCTTTCACGTGTGGGTTGGTTGTGTCAGCGACGAGGCGCAGGAGCCTTGTAAACCGGCGGCTTGTTGATGGGAGCCTTAGGCTGATACATCGGCTTGGGTGCTTGCTGGATGACCTTCGGCGGCGTGACGTTGGACTTGTCCTTGGGGACGAAGGACTTGCTGTTACTGCTCGCGGTCCAGCCGGTCTTGGGCACACCCTTGGCGATCTGAACGGTCTGAGGCGCCTTGTAGCCCGCGTACGGGTTGGACTTGGTCGATGAGTAGTACGTGTTGTGCACAACCTGTGAACCGACGCTTGGCTGATTGAGCATCGACGCGATGAAGTACCACTCGTAGGCACTCATGCCGTTGTTGTGGTAGTAGTCGTGACCGCCACACTGGCTGTCCTCGACGCGGTTGCCGCTCTGGTCGACACAGACTGCAGTTGCCGCGGAAGCTTCTTCGCTCCCGCAAGCCGTCAAGCCCATAGCCGCCATCACGACGAGGAGGATGGTTCCGATGTAACGCTTCATTATTCCTTCTTTCGTTTCCGCCAGGCCTCAACCCAGTCGGGAATATGTTCGGGGCAGTATGCTTTGGATCCGTCTCGACTGAAGAACCAGCCCTCAGCCTTCGTCTGTCCCCAGCGATGCCCTCTTACGGAGTTTGGACAGCCGGGATGGCTGCACTGGATGTCTGGGCTTCGGTAGTTGGACTGGGGCATAGTGATTACCTTGCTCCTCCTGGTAAGCGATGATCTCCTCCAGCTCTTCGCGAGATTTGCCCGTCTTGCGAGCCACCTCATCGAAGTTGGACCGGTGGAGGTACATCCATTCCTGTCCGTTGTGCATGTTCGTGAAGACGGTCATCACACGTCCTCCTTGAGAGCACCCCAGAGGACTCGCCAGAACTTGGTGTCGACGGTCTGACCCCAACCTCCTCGGTCCTTCCAGACGTAGATGCCGGTTTTCTGCCCGTTGAGGGTCGAGTTGTAGACTCGGATGGTGAGAAGGCGTCGGAGCCTCATCGTTCACCTACCCAGGCGAGCAGATCGCGGCAGCAAATGCACCGCATCCAGTAGATGGGATGGTAGTCGAGGAAACGGAAAGAGCTCTCGACATAACGAACATGCTTGTGCTCGAAATATCGGTAATAGCGCCGAGTCTCCTCGTTGAGCTGAATTTCCCGAATCGAGACGTCCGTGTGAACAATTATGTCCAGTTTCTTCATGGCAGACTCACGACCCGGATCTTCTCATTGCCGCCGACAACCTCTTCGAGGCCTTCCTTGTCCGTCCAGGTGATCTGACCGGGACGAGGAGTGGAGTTCTCGATCTTGGCGATCTCGAAGGTGAAGTCCCGGCCCTCGATGATGACGACCGTTCCGACTGGCAGAGCCGCAGCGGGAAGGCTGCGAACCATGGGGACGTTTCGAGTCTTGCCTTCACCATCGGCCTGACGAGGACGCTCGAGCCAGACCTGAAGGACATTGCCCTCGTGGTACGACTCGGTCGTCATCTTCTGGAGCTCTTCGTTGGTCTTGCCGATCAGCCGTCCGAGGTCGTACTGCTCGATGTTGCGGTTGTCGGCGGTGATCCAGATGCCTTCTTCGCTCATGCTGAGACCTTCCTTCCCATACCCGTGTTGGATCGGTGCAGATCGCCCGCGTGATCGTGATCGAGGACGCAGTGATGTGAACGGCCCTTGCCGTCGTTGAACACCCACGCCCCGCAGATGCGCTCGGGCATGTTGAGGATCGCCTTGGTGCGCTTCCGCGAAGACTCGACCCGAACTCCGTTGAGACGCACCCTCTCGAGGAAGATGCCGAATGCTACGTTGGCGGCAAAGATGCACGTGCCGATGGCAAACCAGACCTGAACGTCCATGATTATCTCCTGTGATTATGAGTTGATGGTGGATTACTTCTGGTTGGTCCGGCGGGTGGGACGCTCGTCGTCGATGAACGCCTTACCGGTTTCCCAGACTCCCCATGCTCGAAGACCGCGAGGGGTGAACGCCTTCGTCTTCCCACAAGAGCACTTGACCGTGACGGTGCGGAAGTCGTCTGCAATGATGGGCTTGATGCGGTCGTGCCTCTGGTGCCGGATGACGAAGAAAGTGAGACGCGGGTTGATGAGAGCGATGATGTACCACATGATTGTGCCTTTCGATTGATTATGAGTTGTGTTGGGTTTTGCGTTCGTGCTCCTGGATCTTGGCGATCAAGAGCGGCGTGTAGTCGGTCGTCCGATATGTCGCGACGAGAGCACCACAATGCTTGCAGTGGATCTCGTACGTCATCTCAGATTCCAACCAAACGCGTGACGACGTCGTTGTGACGTCGATTGCGGATCTGCTGAATGCGAACCGGATCAGTGATGGCGTGCACCGTGATCAAAACTTCGTTTCGATAAAGATCTGTGTTCTGAGAAACCTCGATTTCGACGTTGTTATTAAGAGCGCCGTACTTGGTTTGAAACTTTCGAATCGTCCTCTGAATCCACTCGTGAACCACAACGTCGTTGTCTATGATTGTCATTTCATCGAAAAGACGACTGACCGTGTCGGGAGTACTGCGAGCAGCGTGCTTGCGCATCCGGTCGATGTTTGGGCGTCTCATGAAGGATCCTCGAGACCGTCGTTCGGCGTGCCGTCAGTCAGGTCCTTGGACATGGGTGACCACATGGTTTACTCCTTTCTAGTCGAGAACCACGTTGTCGTCAGTGACGCACTTGTGGTAGTGAACTTTGCCGACCTGTCGGCTGTAGACGTGACCGCCTCGGTCTTCGCATTCTTGAGCGTCCTTGTCATCCAGCGCGATGATGAAGGCGAGGAACGCCACGAACACGAAAACCCCAGCGACGACAATCGCAGCAAGGCCTTTGTCAGACATTTAGACCCTCGTGCCATTTCTTGAAGTGTTTGTCTGCTGCTTCATCAACGATTTCTACGGAAGTTCCGTACAGCTTGTAGGTGCAGTAATCACACTCCCACGTGTAGGTCGTAATGAGAGTTTCCTTCTTTCGCGGAGGAAATCCGGTTAGAAGGATGTGCAGGGCGAGGATGAAGCCGCCGATGCTGAGAATCCACCAAGGGAAGTTCTCAAACATCGCGACCCTTGTTGATCTTCGATTCGGGCACCTGACCGTCACCGGTGAGGCCGCACGTGTTGCACCAGCGAGCCTTGCCGTCCCGATGAGCAACCGGCTTGTGGTTGTGGTAGTTCACTGCGAGGTAGCGAACACGAAGCGTCCCGCCGTTCTCACGACGAGCGAGCATCATGGCCGTCAGCTCAGCTTCGGTCTTGCCCGACTCCTTGGCAATGAGTGCGACGTTCTCCTCTGTCACCGTGGCGACGAAGATGTGTGGCGCATCCGGAATGGGGTCGGCAGGCATTCCGGGGAGGGTGGGCTGGTTATTCATCTGGATTACTCCTGGGGGTGTATCGGATGTGGTGGGCCATGATGGCCTGGATGAGGCCCTTACCTATGATTCGGTAGAAATGCACAGGCTTTAGCGAGTCGGAACTGCTCTCTTCGTATTCGACTCCTGTGATGTAGACTCTCCACTCGAAGTTGTCGTGGTTGAGGTACTCCTCGAGAGTGACGAGGAAGGATATGGAACCGTCAGCATCACGCTCCATTTGGGAGGCCAGCCCAATGGACCGACCAGCCTCCCCTGCGGGACTGAGCACAGTGATGTAGTCCTTGGCGGGCTCGAGAGCACCATCAAGAACGAACAACCCCTCGCGAAGATACCCGCCCTCGTTGCAAACGACGATTCGCTTCTGATTCATCGGATTTCTTGGTCCGTCGAGAAGCCTTCGTCCGGAACGTTCTCGGAGGTCGGCACGATCTTGATGTCCTCGACGATCTTCTGGATGAGCTCCATCTCCATCGCTTCGATGGCTACCAGATCGGCACGGTTCGAAGAAGCCCGCCACTCCTTCCCCAGACCGACCAGATCGTGCAGAAGGTCCAGCTCGTCGACGGTGTACTTCTTGAGGATGTTGCGCTCGTTCTCGCTGAACTTGACCATGTCGCTAACCTTTCGTTCGGCTTCGAAAGCTCGGACCATCCATCGGTCACATCGAGCCATTAGTTTGTCGATCGTGGGCCGCCAGTCTCTATGCGGCATCCCCACTACTCCTTCGGCGGTGCGGTTGGATGCCCGATCTTGACTTCTGCGTTCTGCTGTAGCACCGCCGCGCGATAAATCGCTCCAAGAACATCCTCCTCTTTCTCTTCTAGCATCTCGAAGAGGGCCATCCACGTGATAGTGCAAGTTGAAAAACGTCTTCCTTCGAGGACTCGCCGCGCTGGAAGAACCACGTCTCGAGGGTCCCAGCCGTTGGTCAAAGCCAATTCCCGCTCAGACTCGTTCACGACGATGAGCAAATGAAAGTTCTTCATTCTCCAGCTCCTCTCATTAGTTCGCCCGCGATCTTCATGCATCCGTCGCAGACGTCGAATTTGTCCGGGTTATGCTTTGGAACCCACCTGTACCCACAAAGCGCCACGACTTCCAGACGAAGGAGCCTGGCCGTGTCGACGACGGTTTGAGCAGACATACCCTGCCGCCAGATGTGTAGATTCTTAGGAGGGTTGACGATGTGCGCTCTGTGGTTCGGGTCATTCAAGTCCTCGTAGGGCGTGGAGGCGATGAGGGTCTCGATCGAGATGTCGGCGTCGACATCCGGCTTAGTTAGGGTCTCGGTCATGCTTTTCTTACCTCGCCGTTCTTTGTTGTGTACACGACGTCCCCCGTTGCGGGGTCTCTCCATGCGACGTCCCCGTACTCGCTGACGACACGGATTTGGCACTCCTTGTGCTGCATGAGGAATGACCAGGGCCAGCTTGCGCCCCAGATCTCCACGGTGATCTCGATCTCGTTGCCGACGTAACGCTCACGAGGAATGAGACCGCGCTGGAAAGCCTCCTTCAATTCCATGAGACTTTTCGCTCCGCGGTTCAGACCGTCATCCGCGTCGACGTTGGGCGAATGAGACCGACACTGGTAGGTCCAGTACGTACTCATCAGTCCTCGTCATTCATCGCTCGAAGAAAGGCCTCGGCCTTGGAGTCCCAATCCGCCTGTGTCATCGGCTGGTGTGCGATGTCCCCGTGCATGCGAAGGAGGAGTCCGGCGTGGATGAGCTCGATTGCCTTGGCGAGGTCGTCGTTGATGCCGAGAACTTCCTTTCGGCGCGTTTCCGCAGGCTCGACGGTGATGTCAGCCGCTACGAAATCGAACTCGATCGTTGCCGGGAGATTGAGGCCGGTTTCCAGAACCGCTCCGCCCTGAAGATACGCCTGTGGAATATCGATACTGAGAACCGGAAAAGATCCAGATATGGACAACATCGAATCCAAAACGTTTTTTGGGAACTTCCAAACGTCCATCTTGATCGACCCTGAGGTAGAGTCCATACGAAACTGCTCTTCCATGATTATCAGCCCTTCGGGTGGCGAACGATGATGGTGGTCGCGTTGACGACCTCGATGCGACGCCAGTGGATCTTGTTCTCTCGAACCCACGCGACGATGAGAGGATCGATGCCGTCATACCAGTGACTGACAGCGACCTTGGAGTTCGGCTTCCTCGAGGGCTTGCGCTTCTTTTCGGGCATGATGGCGATTACGTCCTTCGAGAACTTGGTGACGGTTTTTGGGTGGAGAGATGCAGTCTTTCGAACAGCAGTCATGATGGGTCTCCTTGATTATGAGTTGGGTAATACGTCGAAGAACAAAAGCCCTTGTTAGGGGCTCGGTTCTCACTATAGGCCGTGTAAATCCTGCGACTTCTTGATGTCCGCGATGATCTCATCGATCACCTGACGAACCTTCTCGTTCGCGTGATGTCCACCGAAGTGGTTTTGGTACATGAAGTCGACGACCGTCACAAGATAGTCGAGTCGATTGTTCGGAGTGTCTGAGATCTCAAGCTTTTTGAAGTCCTGCTCGAGATTTTGCAAAATTGTCTTGCGTATGTTGTTTTTCGTTTGAAACATTATTTCTCCCTGTTAGAATTATAAGGAGCGGAAACAAAGGGCGCCGTTGTTAAGCTCGGTCGTTTAAGCCGGGCGTCGTTGAAAGCCCGGACCCCTCTGTTACGCTGCCCCCACAGCAGATGCGGTGTTCGCCACGCCCTGCAATGACCGGCGAAGCTTCGTGTGTTTGCAGTCACCTTATTGGTTACCGCATCAAGTTTTTTAACTACTTGGCTATCCCCTCGGTCGAGAGCATAGACGTTCGGAGTTATCTTCTCTCCGCTCACACTGTTGTGGCCTTTTGAAGCCTGCTTAGCCCCGGCTTTGATTCGGGTACCACAACAGCCGCTCTGAGCTTAAGACCTATTTATCCTCGCTCAGACGAGTATTCAGTTATGCTTTGGCAGCAACTATCCGAGCACCACGAATGCTCGACATCGGGGGGATGAAGCTAGCACTGCTGTTCGATTATTGCCCCTCCATGGGCAGTGAGCACGGGAATATATCTGATACTCCCGAGCGAGGGACCGAGCCTAAACCCGATCCCCCACTCGTAGGCGTCAGCGGTTGAACTTCTCCTGCAGCTTCGCGACGGCGTCGTCACTGTTGATCACAGCGATCTCGAAGGTCTTCTTGAGAGCTGCGTCGGTGTAGACCTTGAAACCGTTCTCGGCTTCGAGGACCCAGTCACCCACGAAGGCACGCTTCTGCCGATCGTTCATCGGCCGGTGAACCTCGACCTCGATGTAGGGGCTTGGCTTCTTCGTCTTGTCCTTCGGTGCGGTCTCCTTGATGAAGCCCTTGCACCAGGCGGCGACCTCGACCATGTTCTCGGAGGTAACACGAATGCCGTCGACGAAGAACGGCTTGCGGACGAAGTGAGTCGTCGGAAGGGGCGTGCTCATGTTGAATATCCTGTTCTTTTGAATTGGGCGTGCAGATTAAGGTCTACGGGTTATGCTGCTCCGTGCCGGATGTTGAGCCCACGAGGTCGGATAGCGACTCCAGCCTTTCGGAGAATCTTGATCACCGACGTCTTGCTAATGCCGTATTCGATGCCGAGTGCGCGAAGGCTGAGGGTCTCCTTCTCGTACCGTTCGGCGATCTCGGCATTGCGCTCAGCGAACTGCTCGTCGTATCGCTCCCATCGCTCGATGAGGGCGCGACTGACATTGTCTCGCTGTCGCTGAGGCATCGGGCCAAGCTTTACGCCCTTGCGTCGCCGACCAAGTTCCGCCCGCAGAAGAGAGGGGAAGAGGTCGGGCTTACCGACGAGGCAGACGTGATATGACGGCCAGTTGCACCCCTCGGTCTGGCAAGGAGTCTTGGGTGCATTCCAGTCGATGTTGAGCATTACTTCTCCTGATTATGAGTGCTTCAGATTCCGGTCTGAAGAGCTGGGTGGTTGGGGCAACGCATGGAGTGCTGGTGGACTTCGGTGGCGCCACAGCTGGAGCAGGGCTTGTGGAACCGGGAGTTGTGAATCGGCTTGCGGTTGTGGTCGTTCGCCCCCTCGGAGAGGAGGTAGTACGTGACTCCGCCATCGTGGGAGAAGGCTTCGCCGTTGCGCTTGTTCTGCCAAACGCCGCCTTCCGCACCCCAGATGTCGGCACCGTGGAAGAGCCACTCGTCCGGGTTGTCGGTCAGCGGGCTGAGGTTCTGGAACTGCAGGAGCTCGTTCAGCATGGCGATTGCCACGCCTGCCGAACCACCGGAATGGCCCATGTCAGAGAAGGCCTGAACGACCTTCAAGAGTTCTTCGGTGGTCTGAGAGTCCTCGCCGATCGCCTGGAGTTCATAGCGAGCGTGGGCGACGAGGTTGCTTTCAGCATTGTCGATGTCAGTCATTGGGGCCCTGTTCTTTGCTAGTGCGTTTTGGGGGTGGGGTCAAGCATGTGGAGGGCTTTACGACTACTCCTCGAAACCTTCTTCTTCGGCAACGATTGCCTCTGCGATCCAGGCTTCCGGGGAATTGATGAACGTTGTGTTCGGGTCGACTTCTTCGATCGGAACGGCATCCACAGTGCCCCACTCTTCCATCTCGACAGCAGCTGCGTCGTTCAGTCGGTGGTTCATCTGGGACTGGGGGAATGGGCCGTAGTAGGCCACTCCCATGTCCGGGTTCTCGTGAGTGAAACGGATGTAGAATAGGGGCTCCATGATTTCGCCTCCTTACCTTTCTGTTAGTTGTTGGTTCTCAGCTTTATGAGCCCGGGTCCATGCGATTGCGTTCTTCACGAATACGATTGTGTATGCGAAAGTCGCGACAAGGAATCCGGGCTGGTTGCTGATGATCGAATATGCGAGCCAGAGAACCTGATTCGCGATGTTGATGTGCCACGCCCACCAGACGCGGCGGCCTGCGAGGACAAACCCCACAAGACCGACCGCGCCTAGTAGCCATGACCACAACTGGTTTGTCACGGACGCACAGGCTCTTCGTCCGCGATGATCTGCTCGTGCAGGTCGGGATGGTTGTTCTGGATGTGAACCATCATCGCTGCGTCATTGGGAAACTCCCGCTGACAGCGAGGGCAGTACCACGGATCAGCCGGATCGTGTGTAGCCGACAACGTCGGGAACCTCCTTGTAGGCCTTGAACAGGTCGTAGCCGTTCGTCGGGTAGCACGTCCGGTTGGCCTTGTCGAGGACGAGCCACTGGTTGACGTGCAGACGGAACTGTCGGTTCAGTCGACCCCCGGTTCCGTGATGGCGGCTGCGCTCCGTGACGACGAAGTACAAGGCCTCTTTGATCACGACCTCGCCTTCATCACCGACAACCTCCGGCGTCCACGAGACCGTGATGTGCGGGTCGCGTGCACGAACCCACTCGATCACCTCCTGAACGCTTTCGGTGCCACCCTCGAACTTGATGGCTTCGAGCGTGTCGGGCCGCTTCTCGAGGATCATCCCTCGAAGCCCTCGTAGTCTCCGCCGCCGTTCGGTGACTGGTTGAGGTGAGCGTACTGCTGCTCCAGCTCGTCCAGCTCAACCGTGACGAAGAGGGTCTGCACGTAGGCCTTGACGCCAACACGACCCCCGTAGGTGTACTCGTAGGGGCGGATGATGATGTCGGTCTTCGTGATCTCGGCCCAGTCGAGGGTCTCGATCTCTGCCTCACCGATCGGCGTCCGGTTCGTTCCGGTGGTCGTCGTGGTGATCATGGTGACCTTCGGCGGCTTGAGGGTCTGGCCGTCGCGGCCGCGGTACTTCAACGAGACGCTGATCCACGGCTGAGCGATGTCGCCCTCCTCGCGGGGCTCGAGCCACTTGACGTTCCAGCCGTCCTCGGCCATCTGCGCCGCGATGTCCTCCGGCAGAAGCACGCCGAAGTTTCGGTCGCCCTCAGCGTTGAACGGGCCAGCCTTGCCCGAGAAGTTCTTGAAGATGATGCGGGCGTCACGAACGGTGACGTTTCCAAGAGTCATGTGATGGATCTCCTTGTTGAATATGGTTGGTTACTGCGGGGTGATGCTGATGAGGAAGGCCGTGAGACCATCGATCTGCTGACCACGAACCCATCGAGTCCACGGACGACCTTCGAGGAACACCTCGGCGGTTCTGAATCGCGTCTCGTCGAGATGGGTCAGATCCACGTCGTAGTCGTTGTCGACTTTGATCCGAAGGATGTGATCCTTGAGATGCTGCCTGACACCCCATCCAGCCTTCGAGAGGCTTCGGGCGGTGTCCTTGTCGACTTTGATGCTGAAGGATCGCTCCCCAGCCTTGACGTAGGTTGTTGCGATGCCCCGGAAGTTCTTGAAAACGACCGGAACGCTCTCGAAGTGCTGGATGGTGGTCATGTCTTTCTCCTTGATTATGAGTTGGTCAGTACTGGTCCACGAACTCCGAGAAGTCCCCGAACTTGTCGATCGTCTTGATCGCGTCGGACTGCAAGCCCTCGAAATATGACATGTCGAGTTCGCAGTCTCGCCCAAGATCCTTTGCTACGTCCGCATCGAGCCAGAAGAAGCCCTTGGATCCGGAGGCTGCGTACTTCTTGTCGTCGACGATGCGGTAGAGGATCCCACCACCCGTCTCCGGAGTGACCGGAACGAACCGGCCGATACGACCGATGAACTGGAGCTTGCCGTCGACCTGGAACATCGGCTTCTGAACCGACTCGAAGTCGAGGTAAAGTGCGCCCTTCTGTACCTGCTTTGTCTCGACGTGGTCGTCCCACACGAGCGGCTCGTGAGAGAAGAGGGTCTTGAAGACGTACGGGTGCTGGAACTGCGCACCCACGGCCTCCCACGTTCCGATCTTCTTCTGTTTCTCCGCCCAACCGTACTTGGCGATGTACACGGCGTCGTTGACAAGAGCCATCTTGTCGTAAGTGGCCTCGTGCTTGAACTCGTATCCGTACTTCTCGCCGAAGCGCATGACCTGATCCATGATCTCCGGCGTTGCGTTGGGAATCTTGATCGAGTCGGTTTTGATGTGAGCGACCGTGTAACCCTGCTCCTGAACGAAATGCTTCAGGTCGATCATGAACAAAGCACCGCGCTTCGCGACGATGTTGTCCTTATTGCGAGGATCCCTGAACGGGTTGTCGAACGAAGCCGAAGTCAAGCCGTACACGATGTTGATCACGATCTTCAACGCATACGAAAGGTCCTCGGCCTGGCTCTCGTCGTTCAGATATGGCTCCAAACGACCGTCCAGCATCTGTCGAGCGGCTTCGTAGTCCTCATTCTTGATGGCCAGAC